GAGGATTTTAACGTCACCACGACTCTCACACCGCCAGCCGGCGGTATGAAATGGGAAGGGGCACGCCACCCCTGGAGCGCCGAAGCAGCGCAGCGACCAACGTCACGACGAGAACCTCGGGGAGGTGCACGCGTGTGACGGCCGCGAAGTGCCGGACTAGCCGGCGAGCTCATGCCATTGGCAAGGCGCGCATCGCACTCATCGCGGTGCGTGCGGCCTGGTAGGCTTGGGCCCCATTGGCAACAACCTCAGATATGTCACGGACGCCATGCCCAAGAGCGGAAGCCTGCCGACACAAATTATGCCATAACCCATCCGTGGCGATGGGATGTTGCACGTGTGCAGCGCTCGCTGGGTTAGCGAGGTCGAATCGGACCCTCCACTCAGTGGTTACGAGGTATTCCAACGCGACTCCCTGAGGATTGTACACCAGGATTGGAGCCCACCCGACTGGTTCCGGGTGCCTTGGCCCGAACGTTACGACCGCATCCACATCCGGATGCAGACTCGTGAACTCGGAGATTGGTGTCATTGACAACGGATAGGAACTTATCTGCACACCGCGCAACGCCAGCTTTGCAGCTGACATCAGGCGTGGAGACTGGTACTGCACGAAGCGGCCCATGAGATCATCCCAGCTCTCAGTGCGCCCACCGACGCGAGCCTGGGTATTCATGACTCCTGCGTACACGATTCCTGTCGTAGTTTGCAATGGCTCCGGGTTCAAGATCTGCACGGTCAGTGCCGAAGGAACGCAGGTCGCCATCGAGGTTCCTGAGGTCAAGAAACTCAACGGCGTTGTGATGACTGCTGCGTTATTCGGGTCACCGATGGGGAGCGATCCGTTGACGTCATAAATGGCACAAACATTGCTCCAATCGCCGGTGAAGTCACCTGTCTCAGCGGCTGGAGTCTTGAATGTGCCAATGATCACGTCGCGGGCATCAACCTGGAAACGCTTCGTGGTGCGTACCACAAGGTACGGTCCAACCGCTCGCGGTAGCGGCAAGTGGTGTAGAAGCTTAGCGTCCCAGACTGCCAACGTGGCAGCGTTCTTCGCGCCGAAGGCCTGCTTAGGTACAGAGCCGACTCCTTGCGCCAGCACGCGGGTCGCGTTGCTGCGCATTCCGTTGGAGCGTCGGCGTCGTGCACGGCCTACGCGCTTCGAGGTCTTCGGAAGCTGTTTCGCCATGTGTCGGCGACTGTGCTGCTTCGGTTCACACAATTGCAATCGGGGACTCTTCCTCTGCGCGATTCTGACTGCAACTGTGGATGAAAATCGCGTGAACCCCATGTCCACGGCCCACTGGTCCACCTACGTACAAGGGGCTGTGTTGACCAAACTTCCCCTCACGGTACCGCGCCTCATCCATCTGCTCCCTTCAGCCCTAAGAACGCTCTCACGCGGGCCTCTTGGTTTATCCAGATTGGCAGGTAGGATGCGTGACTTGCATCGAGTGGTGAGCTCGAGTCACCCTGGCCTTCACCTTCACTGCAGTGACGTGCAGCCGCTAATTGGCTCTGGAGCTCCCCGCGTGGGACGGGTTGCTCACGGAAGGTAATTCGGACGGCAGGGACTGGCCTCCCTACTTTTCACCCCCTCGTCATATTACCAAAATGTATACTCCCCAGGAGCGCATGACTCCAAAAACAAAAAGCAGTGCGGGAAGAAGCTTCACACTTGGTTAGAGGTGCTTATATGCAGTGGTTGCCACATCAGAGCTGAGAAGAAACCACGGGCGCCGTCTACTGACCATGCTGCCCCTAGCATGGCCCCCCAAGACCCAACTTACACACCTTCAGCGTAGCCCTGAGGCATGGCACGCCGCTACCGGTAGCGGACACTACGCTGTCAGCATGCTCGCCGAGCCGCTGTCCACCTCACTACCCGTCGCGCACGGGTATGCCACAATGTGGCCCTCGAGAGGGGCCCCCTGGGCCCCAGCCGCCGTGTTACTGCTGAGCGGCTGGCACGCGCTTCACGGTTGCCCGGAGCGCTTGCCTGTATGTAAGGACATCGGTGTCCTTGCCCACGTCCATGTGAAGCTGCATTATGTTCTTCCATTCGTCTGCCGTGCAGATTCCTTTTGCAGCCACGTGGGCAGACTCAGAGTCAAGGTCCGCGAGGGCAATCATGCCCTCCACCTGATGGATGATGTCGCCGATTTTGGACCCAGCCTTCAATATTTTCTCTGTGGCGTCGCGTTCCTTCCAGCGTTCTGGAAACAATTCTTCGCGGACGTCAGGAGAGATCCTCATGAGCTGGTCGTGATCCAATTCGAGGTGCTTCAAACCTCCTTCTTCCATCCATTCTCGGCTGTTGCGGAGGTAAAAGTGAGCGAGAGTGGGCAAGCGTTTCGCAAACGCAGCCGCAGTACAAGCAAGAGAGGCGCTCGCCACCTTGCTAGTCTCAATGCGCTCTTTCTTGTCCCGCAATTCTCGCGCTGGTTCCTTCGCGAGAGTGACAGAGGCCGAAATCATTGTTCGGTTGAGATCGGGGCATCCTGACCCAGGGACGATTCCGTGTTCATCCACCAAAAAGTGGTATCCTGTGAACTCGGTCACGGTGCCTGGTAGACGATGGTGGAGATTGGGCCTGTGGCCCAGGCGCACCCAGCGCTCGCTCATCTCCTTCATCTCGTCCTGAGTGAAGTGGTACGTCGTCATCACGTGCGAGTCGTCGCCTTCGCACTTGATCTTCACAGTACTCGTCTTGCCGTTGTAGAGCGGAACCGCCAAACAGCGGTCCTTCGTCATGAGGCAGCAGCTCTTCCCGCCGCAAAGTACCCACGACCAGCAAACCATGTTCGTCAAGAAGTTTAGGCAAGAGGTTCCGCGGTCGCCACTCCTGCGAATGGCGTCGATGTGGATGAACACTGGTTTGTTCATCGCTGCGCACTCAAGCTCTTCTTGTGTGACCTTTGGTTCTGGGTCGGTGTACCTCACCTTGGGCTGAAACCGCAGTGTGAGCTGCCTGGCCTTGTCTTTCCTCACACGGTGTTGGCTCCACTCGTTCTCCGCGATGACGATCGTGTCAATCGTCGCGATGATGCTCTCGATCACCGGCACTTCGATGAGGTTCCTCAGTTCGTGACGGCAGCATGCGTCCCATGCTGAACCATCATTCTCCATGATGGCCACCTTGGCCTTCTGGATCCTCATGTGTGCCTCGTGAAGCTCCATTGCTTCGGCCTTTGATCCCTGCTTTATCGAGTTGTTGGCGAAATGCGCAAACAACAGGCGTTCCAACGTGCCGATCACGAGCCATGACTTTATCTGGCCACCGTCCCCATCCGCAATGAGGAGCCTAGGTGGCTTGCCATGCGGCATGGGTTCTAGTTTGATCGAGCACGTGAATTGCATGCCTGGTGAATAGCGCTCGTGCAACTGTTGTAAGCCGTTCTCGACGCGGACTCTACTCCATTTCTTGCTCTTGAGGTCACCAAAG